CCCTTGTACCGGGCGCCATCGCCCGACGCCTCGTCGCCGTTGCCCATACGGTTGGCGTAGACGCGGTTGGCGATCTTGTCGGGCTGTCTGGCGTAGGCGTTTGCGGTCGCCTGATCAGGAAAATACTTGGCAAAGGTTTTCATCAGACCTGCTGCGCTGTAGTTCAGATTCTCGGTGAGGAACACAAAGCCGCCCGACTCATGACCGCATTGGGCCATGAACGCGGCAATACGCTTGGGGGTGTTGATCTCGTACTCGTCCAGCAGGGTTTTGTTGCCTAGAATGGACTTGTGGCCAAACAAGGTGTCGTACCACTGCTGTGGGTATTTGGTGTTGGGAACTAACTGCTTGAACTGTTGTAACGTAATCAAGGCTCACCTCGCATTTGATCAGCAATTATTTGCTTGCGTAACTCTCGTATTGCTTTGATTTCCATCTCAACTGCCGCTCTGGCATTGTTAAGATCCATGTACATGACCCCCATAATTGGGATAACCACCACGAAGGTCAATGCCATTATCGCCACACATAAGACGACAATAAGCGATACGTCAGACTCTCCCTTAGAAGATACAGGACGGCGAGGAGCCACACGACGACGAAAAATACTGCCCCAAACCATGTTGCGTACTCCCAGCGTCTTCTTACCATCCTGCGTCTGTTCAATCGCTCCTGCTGCATCCGGTAGGTTTCGCGCTTATGCGCTTCGTCCTGCTCCGCGATGATTTGCTTCCACATCTTTTCATACTTGCCCCACAAGTCGCCCAACTCGGGTGGGGCCTTGTAGACCATTGTCTCGCGTAATTCGGCGAGCATGGCGTCCAATCTTGACCGGATGATGACCCGGTTCAACGCCCGTTTCCCGATGGACTGGGTGCCGGTGTAGACCTCTTTGGCTTGCGCTTCCTCCATAAGGAAGGCTTTTCCGATCTCATCATAGGCATCCATCAACGCACCCAGATCGTTGCCAATCTGGAGAAACACATCGTTCGGATCGGCCCGGCCGATTTCCTGAACGCGCTGGACTTCCTCGTTGTACTGCTGTTTCTGTGCGTTGGTGGGGTTTGGTATCTTCTGGAACTGCGACTTCAGATCATCCAGTACATCCTTAACCTCGCCAGCGGCACCTTTAATGTCCTTGTAAAGCTGACACCCCTTCTTGACTGCTGCAACCGCAGCATTTGCAGCCGCCAGTAGGGTGAGCGGGTCAATTTTTACTCACCCACATCCATACCGCGATTACGTGCTTCTTCTAGTAATTGTTCTAGTGTAAGTTCTCTGCTTTCAACTACTGGTACTTCTGGCAATACTCGTTCCTCTACCGTTGTAGGTGTCGTTTCTGATGCGGCAACACCGCGTGTACCGACCTGTATCAGCCCACGTTTAAGTGTATTCAAGGCCTCTAAAGCGCGGTCACCTTTGGTTTTGCCCCGTGCCAGATCCGTAATAAGTTTACGATTATTGGGATCAAAAATCACCTTGGAGAAGGCTTCTGGGCTGGCGATAACGTCGCGGGTAAACCCGACCAATTCACGCAGCAGCAGACTGGATTGCACGTTAGCGCCTGCGCCGCGCGTAGCGCCGAACACAGTGCCGCCGGATGGCCCACCAAGACCCATTGAGGCCTCTTTAGACATGACTTGCTGCAAATACTTAATGGCCAATTGCGCGTCAGCCAGATCTGTTGGATTAGGGAACAGATCAGCCAGATCGCCTTTGCGCTGCAACGCGCGCAACGTCTGTTTAAGGCTGAACTGCGGGTCTAGTGCAGACGCGCCTTCTGCGCCCTGACGACCACGGCTCAACACATCGTCCATCTGCGCTCGACGCATGGTTTCCAATACCATGTTGACCTGTGGGTTAGGGTTATTTTGCATGACATCGATGAGGATAGCGCGCTGCGACGGTGGCATACGCTTCAATTTAGCCAGTACGTCTTCTGGCACCAACTGACTGACGTTTTGAACATCAAACGCTTTGGTCAATGGCCGGTTGGAGAATTCTTCGATGCGGTCAATATTGGCTGCAAAATTATCCCGTGCAGCCTTCAGTTTGTCTGCACCAGGGATATTGTTGTTAATCGCCTCGTCCAGTGACTCCTTAAAGCCGCGCAGCACCGACAATGCGATGCCTTTGGCTTTGCCAGGCGCGACATTCTCAAAAATGTTGCCTTTACCAAAGTCAGCTTTGCCCGAATACGCAGCCTCACCCCAAACGGCTAGATTGTCTTGTAAACGACCGATACTGATTGGCTTATTAGACGGCGGACGAGCAGGCGTAACATTGACTGACGCAGGTTGGCCTGTCGGTCCTACGATAGATGATGGCGTAACCGATGCAGGCGCGCCGGGGTCCACATATTCATCCAATATGTTCTGAAGCGATTGCTTTAGAGATGCAAATCCTGGCTCTTCAGGTGCGATGCCTGCCAATTGCGCTCTGACGCGGTCAACGATTGGCGTAGTATCTACCTGACCGCCAGAGGCCTTGGCGGCATTGAAGTCTTTTTTGGCATCCAACCGCAGCCGGGTAGACAGTGTCTTACCGTAATTCTTGAACGCGTCAACGATGCTGCCAGTGACCTGCTGCGCTTGCGCTGTAGTCACAGGCGCGCCAGCAGCACGGTCAAATAGGTTACTCAGGAACGATTCCACGTCCTTGGCCTGACCAATACGGAATTGCGAAGGCGCTTGGCCTGACGACGGCGCTGCCTCAACGCGGGCCTCGGTGGCTAACTGGTTGCGGAACAAGCTGGCTTCGCCGGGCGTGATACGACCTACGCGCAAGAGTTCGTTAACTTCGGCTTCGGTGGGATAAGTACCGCGAGGGCGGGTGATCATACCTTGTGTCGCGCCGTAGAGCGACTTAGCCGCGTAAGGTGACAGCATCAGCCCCATCTGAACTAACGGACTCTCAGGCGCGATTTGTTGCGCAGCTAGTGATGTAGTACCTGCCGCGCCGAACTCACCCGCCAAACCCGCAGGAGTGCGGCTAAACAGACCAGGCACGCCCATCAATGAAAAAGCGACGTTAGGAGCGCCGGCTTCGCCGAACTCGTATACGCCGCGATAACCGGGGATAGTCAGGATATCAACGCCAGTAAGATTCTTAATGCCGCGTGCTATGCCCGCGCCGGACAAAGCACTAGGGTCGCCTGACTTAATTAAATAATCGTACAGATTGCCCCAGCCACCAACGATATTGATAATGCCTTTTACCGGACCTTTAAGTAATGACTCACCAGCTTTGACAAACTCATCAAAACTAGACCCGCGCTCATCCATGACAGATTCAGTGCTAGTCACTAAACCGCGACGAGCGGCTTCAGCTTGCAATTCCTCTAGTGTCGGCTCGGCCATGTCTACTTACCTTTCCTGGCTTTTTCAATCGCTGCTTTTAACTCGTCATCCGTCATCGATCTCACAGTGCCCGGCGCCGGCGCATTAACAATAGGTATTTTTGGCCTAAAGCCTTTTAATCCGTCATTCTCTCTAGCGTAATCTTCAAGACGAATAGCTTCATCTATGATGAGCTGGTTCTTATTCACCATAAAGTTAATCAACTGTTGACGCGCTTTACGGCTTGTCTCTAGTTGAGGAACCAACCCAGCGATAAACTTACGATCATCGTTAGAGAAACCTGCTCCAAGTTTTCCACCCAAAGTGGCCAAAATAAGGTCGCCAGATACTTTACTAAACGTTTGTGAGTTAGCTAACGTACCTGCGTCTTTATTGCTAACCAAACCAAGCGTATTGAGTAAGTTAACCGCGCCTATACGACCTTCAGCAAACGCGCCGCTAGTAACACCTTGCTGATCAAGGCGGGTAAGCTCGTTCAACGTATTAAGTGCAGCAATTGCGTTATCACGATTAGCGCGAGCGGCTTCAACGTCTTTGGCGTCCAATCCGCCAAGCTTTTCTCTAAATGCTTTGACGCCAGGCGCTGATGAAGACGCGGTTGCAGTGACTTGCGATGTCATTCTATCTACATCAACATCAGATACTAATTTACGTACTTGCTCACCTTTCTCATTTTTTGAGTATACAAATTGTTGGTCTTTATTCTCATCAACATAAACAGTCTTTCCTTTATCTGTGCCAGATCTAACTTCGCCGACCACGGTAAGATTTGGCTTGTCTTTCCTGAGCTGCTGCTCCAGTACGGCCAACCTATCTTTGGCTTCCAAAACTTCAGGTGCGGAAGGATCTTTAGCGTCGCGTATTTGCTTACGTAACTTAACAATATTGTCAGCCACTACCAACGATTCAAACTCTTTGCCGCCTTTACGATCGGTAGATTTATCGATAAGCATCTGCAGTGCCTTGGCTCTAGGATCATTTTCAAACCCTTTAGTGTCAGGACCATATTTTGTTTGTATAGTAGAAAGTTCAGTTAAGTACCCTTCAAGACGCGTAACGTCATCGATAGTTGCTTTAGTTTCTGCTTGGTCAAGATATTTTTTAGTATTGCGCAATTCTTGTGCTTCAGGACTATCTCCCATATTTTGGGAGTCTAGTACCCTGAGTCGTTCGTCTATACGTGCGCGCTCTCTAGCAATAACAAGTTCTTTATGCTTACCCTTACCTGCACCATCACCTTCGCCATCACCTTCACCTGCGCCGCCTTTTAGTGGTGCCAATGACTGGATCAGACGGTCAATACTTTTAACCGCGTTCGAATCTACACCAAACTGAGCGACAGCTTCCTCGCGCTTAACATATAGATCTTGAAGTTGTGCGTATTTATCCTCGGCGCCGGGGCGGAGTGCCTTTTGAAGTCGTTGTATTTCAGCGTCTATAGGACCGCGTTCGTTTTCAGGCAGTTTAAGTCTATCTTCTGTCAACTTACGAATTCTTGCGGCAATCTGTATATCTTGCGGGACTTTTTCCGTTTCACGCTGTTTGGTCAGCGCTATCTCGCTACCTTGCTTATTCATAAAGTCGGTCAACGACAAGGCCAACTCTTGGTCGCCCATTTGTGATGCGCGCTGAATACCAGCGGTCAAGGAAGCCATATCCGCCGGGTTGATCGACCGCATGATTTCTTCGCGTTGACGAATGCGTTGCAGCTGGGGATCTTGCACACCCAAGAGACCGCCCAATCCACGGGCTAACTGTTGTCCGCCCAAGAACATGCCGTAGACGGCTTGATCACGGGGGCTCAACTGGGCAAAGTTAAATGCGCGCTGTTGTTCAGCGGCTTGCTGTTGCGCCAACTGCTGCGCCTGATATTGTTCAGGCGACACAAACAGACCTAAGATATCACTGGTAGCCATAACATATCCTTAATACGAGAAACTGTAGCCGCTAGTGCCTCGAGGAATAATTGCTGGATTTTGCCCAAATGACGGTAAATACATCATAGGGCTTGATTCAGCATACATAGTAGATTGCGCAGGCGTGCCGCCAAACATGCCTTTGGCCCAGTCATAAATCTGTGAACCCATTTGGCCTAATTGCGGGCTACTACCCAAACCTGATAACGCAGCAGACCACGGGTCAATTGAAGCCGCTTGCGTAGTGCGGGCTGCGCTTAATCCACCCGTCAATAACGACTGCCCTACGTTGGCGCCTGCCGTAGCCGCGCGGCCACCCAACTGCGCACCAATATCCAGCGGCTGTTGGCCCAAGCTCTCGAGCGTCGAGACGCCGCCCAATGCCGTAGTAAATGGCGACAGCGCGCCGGTTACGCCTGACTCGTAGCCACCGTAGAGCCCGGCGCCTTGGCCAAACAGGCCGGTGCCAAACGCCAGTTGACGCTGGCCTTCCTGTTGCGCTTGAGCCGCCAGGGCAGCATCCTGCTGTGCTAAAGCGTTGTAGTACGCTTCCATCTCAGGATTGGCTGCTGCAAGACCGGGAGCACCGCTTGGGCGCATGCCAGTGCCGCCAACGGCCAAACCGCCACGGCCTGTCTGGTACAACTGGTTCTGCAGCTGAGCATATTGACGCTCCCGCGACGGCGCCAGCAAGTCAAGTTGGCGCTGCATGTACTTCTGCGCTACTTGCTCCGGTGTCTCAGCCAAATACTGGCCACCGAGCTGCATCAGACGGCCGCCAGCTTCGCGTAGAGGCGCGTAAGCTTCAGGTGCCATCTCGGCTTCGCCAAGCCGCTGTTCGGCCAGTGCTTGCAGACGGTCTTGATAGGCACGCAGTTGAGGGTCGATCTGGTAACCAGCGCCAATCAGTCGGCCTTCAGGCCCAAACTGGAATTGGCTACGGCCAAACCGTGTCGTCACCCCAACTGGGCGGAAGCGCTGCTCTTCGGCAGCGAGTCGCGCAGCGCGCAGTTGCGCGTCAGCGGAAATTTGTGCGGCTCGTTTTTGGGCATCGCCGCCCATGATGCCGCCTAAAAGACTGGCGCCGCCGCCGATAAGAGCTGCCGTTATTGGCATGTTAGTACCCCTTTATGATGACTTCATCCACTTTAGCCGCGTCCTTCTCGTCCGTGGCGTGGATGCAATACCAAACACAATCTTCAATGGCTTTAACGCCGTGTACTACGTCCGCTTTAATTTCCAAACACGCCGGCGCAGAGATAATTTCAATTTCATCGCCGATCAATACTGCTACCTTACCTCGAGCCAGAATCGACAAATGGCTAAAGTTATGCGTGTGTTTTAGAATTGCTTGTCCAGCTTCAACACGCATCTCTTTGGCATACAGACCATCACTAAAATGATGAATGATCTGATGATCAGGTAAGGTTTCAACAATCATGCTGTCCGCTTCCACATATAGACCGTGATGTACGGCTGGTAGTTTGCGTTAGTGCCGCTTGAGCCTTCCGTTGAGAGGCTAGTAGCTACTGTAATGCCTGTTGTTACGGTAGAAGTTGATGGAGTTCCACCTACACCACCATTGCCTTGACCACCATCTATAAAAGCACCGTCATCAGTAGATTTATATGTAGTAACTGTATGACTATGACCAGAATCAGTTACGGTAGAAGTAGCCGTATGGGTATGGCTAACTACAGAAGAATTAGCTGAACCACCCGTCTCTTCCGCTGTGTCAAATAATGAGTTGCCAGAATCAAAACCAACCATGACTCGACCAGCACCAAACGCGGTCCATGTACCAAACCCCAACAACGTACCAGGGTTGGTACTGTTAGTAGCATTAGTGTAGATAGATCCTACAGGGTACAACGCTGCAAGAGCAGCCTGCACAAATGCCGTAGTAGCTAACGCAGTTGTGTTATTACCATAGGATTGCGTAGCTGCAGTAGTTCCAGTAGGCAGCGCAGGCGATCCTGTAAATATTGGACTAGCCAAATCAGCTTTAGTTGCGACAGCCGTGGCAATATTATTGAACTCGGTATCAATCTCCGTGCCCTTAACAATCTTCCCCGCGTTACCAGATGCCAATGCATCTTTAGCAGCAAAATCTGTACTTTTTGTGTAATTACTCATGACAGCCTTCCGTTTTTCGACTGAATTTCAATTTTCTGAATCGACAGCGCCGAAGAATTAATATCCGCCTCATAACCTGTTTGCACAATGCGACCAGACCCCGTGCCTTGTGCGTAAAGTGTTTGTAATGCAATACCATCGGCGTACTCCGCAAGAGGAACACCATTAGAACCATACTCTGCTATGCCGTACTCAGATACACTCTGCGTTGGGATTTGCGTGTTTTGCGACAAATAATTTTCGCTAAAATCGAAACACCATTTAATCGTCACATATTGATTCGTGCCGCCAATCACAATAACGCCAATGCGTTTCAATATAGACGTAACACTTTGGTCGCCCAAGTCGCTATGGTTGGTGTAGTACTGAAAACGGTACTCAGCAGTGTCATCTAGATAGGTGCTGTACTTGCCAATGTAACCAGTCTGTCCCAGCAGCAAATCGCCATTACGGCGCGATAATAACGCCGATGGCGTAATCGACGTCCATACAGTAACTCTTGATGACCCATCAGGAAGATACCCGCGAGTATCAAATACATATACCGATTGATTGCTAGGTAGTGTTAGCAAATAAAATGCATTTATTTCCGAGTACACGGCCTTGATGTTTGCCAATGTCTCGCCCGCAACAATACCCATAAAGTCATTACGCACATTCTTGCTGATGTCGCGAAACGGTGCTGACTTTTCCTGAATCGTGCGCATTAACGACCGCACGCCGCTGTTGGACAGGAAGAAGACATCGGTCGCAGTGCCTTGGATTGAGTCGCGCGCGATGCAGCCAATGCCCACTACTGTATCGTTTAACGACATTGTGGCCGGCGCCGTTGCGCCTTGATATACCAATATCTGGCGCTTGCCGAAGATAATCAGGAAATTGTTGTGGGCTGCCAGGCCAACGATCTCGTCTGGTCCAGCAGGCCAAACGTTATTCACATTCAACGTGCCAGACGTGCCGCCGGTATAGATATGCCCCGCCAGCAGATCCGAAAACGTCAATGTTTGCTTGTCAGATGCCGTATTAGCAATCCACAGACGACCGTATGCTGAGATGACGATATTGCCTGACGGCACCGTGCCTGCATAGCCTGTCTTCTCGCTCACACGGCGATACGTGGTGGTGCTGACCGCTGGATCGTAAATTAGCGGGTCATGGCCCGTCTGGAAGAAATAAGTAATGCCATTAAGCGAGGCGCACTGCCAGTTGTTGGCTGTGATCGTCGGGGCAGTACCCCCTCCCCCGTAGGTCAACTCGACAACCGCATTGCTGCCATCAAGCTTAAAAATCTTGTTGTTGCCGGCAAACAGTACGGTGTATGTGCCGTCCGCTACTACCAGTTCATGAATGACGCCGACGTCATTAGCGCCCAAGTTGCCAGAGCTGCTATTGACTTTAGACCAGCCTTTACGTGCGCCGACACGGCCGTATTGATCGATGACGCAGTTAGTTGCGACTAGCGCAAAACCAGCGTTCAAATCAAGCGGGGAATCTTGGGTATTCAGGCCATAAAAGCCTGGCGCCGAGATTGTATCGATGCGCAGTGGCTGGCTCATGAAGCGTAAAACTCCTGCATTTCAGGAAAGCGAGTGGCTTCCAAAGCAATGTAGTCCGACAGCATGGTTTTGTACAGCGCGTAAGCCTCAGACGAATTAAGACCGCCGTCCTCGCCGCGCTCAACCAGCGCTCTGGCGTAAGCATTCTGAGTCACCAATACATCTGGCACTAATACGGAAGTGGAGTCCGACGACAGCGTGGCTTGCGGCACCGACAGGAAAAACTTGATACTGTAGACACCGTTAGGGCGGCCCCACAATTGCACCTTGGCGTCGCCGTTGCCATCCACACCTTCAAAGCAATATTCCGTGGGGACTGCGGTAACCGTGGGTTGCAAATTTTGCTTGCGGCGCATGTCGCCTACAGGGATAACCTGCATAACGACGTTGCTGGTGGTGTTCAATGGATCGCTGGTAACACGGAATTTCTGCCCGGCGCCAGTCATGGAGTATTCATAAGTGCTTGCTGAAGTAGTGATCGTTATCTCTTGCCCAAGCGCATTCCAGTCGTAAGCATCCTCAATCTGACGCTTGGCGTCATTGACGAACTTGCCGATCAGGGAAGAGTAGGTAGTCAGGCCGACCGTTGTCACCTGCGTCTCTCGCAGGCGGGCCAAGACATCATTGACGAGTTCCAAGTAGGTCATTTGCTTTTCGCCTTATTCCTTGCGGATATAGCTTTAGCTTTTGCCTTTGCATCTGCCTTGGATGATGCCCCCCAAGCATTTAAAGACAGCAAGAGCCGAGTAGGCTGACCGTCTTTACGCTCGGGACCGGGCATATTGCCCATCCTGGCGAGAAAAGAAGCTCGTCGCGGGTTGTCGCCAGATTTTACCGGCGCTTTGAGGTTGCCCCCAGTTGCTGCATTATAAGACTCCCGGCCTTTGGCATTCAAGCCGCCCTTTGCATTTTGACCGGCCTTTCTTTGCCAAGCTGGAGTTTTCATTTCTTCCTCGCTGCCCTCAAGTTATCGACCATATTGGGATAGGGCCGTCCGGCGGCCTTTGCCATTCGTTTTGCCGCTGCCTTTTTGGCAGGCGCCAAGGGTTTGGACGGGCCTAACTTTTCAGGCCGCTTCTGCTCCCAGATTGGCTTTTTCATTTCTTGGCCTTTTTCTTGGCCATGCCAGCCTCAGACAGCGCAATGGCGATTGCCTGCTTTTTAGATGTAACGACAGAGCCGCCTTTGCCGGAATGCAAGGAACCTGCCTTGTATTCGTGCATGACCTTACCGACTTTCTTTTGGCCTTTGCTCATCTTCATGATCACTCCTTGGTGATAGGACCGCCTGATTTCCACGCGTCGCAAGTACGATTCGACGCGCAAGTAAACTGGAACAAATCGCAGTAGCCAAGATCGGCAGCGGCTACAAACTGCTCATCGTAAGACAACTCATTCTTGCCTTCGTTTTTTTCCAAACCCCCAATGATGCACTGCATCATGGCTGGCGTCTGGATAAAAGCCGCGCAATTACCGCACCGCATGCCTTTTACCGTGGCCGTAGGAGCGTTATACATGGTGGCTTTTTTCATCCAAAAAGCCGTGTTTGCCTCATTCGGATTAGGTGGCCCATAACCATACTCTTTGAACGCATGGTTGCGGTTCTTCAGATTGACAGACACGTCCTGTGTTGCCACAGGGCATTGTTTGCCGGACAACAGGCCGGTTTTCATCTGAAAAATACCCGATCCATGATGAACGCCGCCGCACCACTAATGGCCGACACGATCGCCATGCCTACCCAAAAACCGCCTTTGGATTTATTGGCCATCTCCAGCAGTTTTTTAACGTCTTCGCGCAAGGCGTGCACCTCCACTTGGAGTGCTTCCACCTGGGCTTCGAGTTTTCCAAACTCGCGTGGGTCAATTTCCGACATTTTCTAGTTTCCTTGGACGCCCCATGCGTTTGGCTGGCGGCGTTAAGATGACCGAAGATGACACTCCGTCCGCAGGTTCTTCAGGCTCATCAACCCGCACGTAGCCCTGATGGCCTTTCATGCTGTCGATATCGTGCTGATGAACGAACGTAACCGTTTGGCCACTGACCAAACATTTGAATGTCGCCATAAAATCTCCAGAAGGCAAACTGGGGGCGGTGGCCCCCAGTTTTTACGCCAGTGAACGAGCTACAACAATACGCAGTGTGGCCGAAGCCAGATCTACGGTACTGCCAGATTCGTTTTGCAGACGGAATTTGACCGTATTGGCGGCGCTGACATAGCCAGTGACCGTAATACCCACCAAATCCACGCCCAACGAAGCGCCAATCACCATGTCGCCAAGCGCTACGCCGGGGACGGTGACGTCATCAGTCTCACCCGCACCATCAGCCAGCGAACCAGCATCCAGTGTGGCCTTGACTAGCCAAGTATTTGAGAAAAGACCGCGAAACTGGTCATTGCCAGCGCGGACTGTTACGGAAGATGCAGTTGCCATGATGTTCTCCTAATTAGGTTAAAAATCCCCGGCCGAAGCCGGGGAGTTTAATTAGGCTGGAACAGCCAGAGCAAAAGCCGAGGACGAGGTTGCAGCACCCGTAGTCGCGGCAGTACGCATGGCTTTAACGCCATACAGCATGTCGGACGTGAACAGCGTGCCCAGGTATTCCTGCTTGTACTGGGTCTGCGAACGAACGCCCATCTGCTCAACCAGAACCATCGATTCCTTGTGGCCCATCAGGCAGATACGGTCAGCGCCCGAGTTACCAGCGCCAGTATCAGCATTGGAAGTCACGAACACAGGGATACCGTACAGGTTGCCGATTTCGCCGTTACGGATGGCGTTGCCATCACCCACGAATGCCTGCTCAGTGTAGCGAGCCAGACCCATCAGCGTGTTACGGCTGGATGGTGGGATGATGAAGAAACGACCGTCCATTGGGGTGTCGTTGTCGTCCAGACGCTGGATGGTACGACGGATTGCAGCATCGGTCAGGGCAGCAGCGTTCGAGGTCGCGCTGTTGTACGCAGTGGTGCCGTCCGAGCCGATATAAGCTTTGGTGCTGGACGCCGAAGTTGCGTAGTCATCAGTGCCAATGGTGGCGCCGTTAAACGCGCGGCCAAGTTGAACCAGATCGGTGTCAACTTGCTTGGCCAGTGCATAGCCAGCATCGCTGGTATAGAACTGACGCAGCGAGTTCAGAGCTTGAGCTTCGACGATGTCTTCGATCAGGCGGCTGTACTCGTAGTGCTTGTTGATCAGGATCTGAACTTCAGATTCAGTCGCGGCGATCAGTGTGACTGCATTGGTGGCTACTTTTGCCGAAGCCGAGCCACGGGTTGGGGCGGGAACGTGAACGGTGTCACCTTTCTTGCCCTTGAAGTTCATCTTCATCACAACATTGGCCAGAACCAGGTTCTTTTTGTAGGCCGCAACAATCTCATCACTCCAAATCTCTGGGATAAAGGTTGCTGCTGTTGTGGTTGTTACACTATTTGCTGGGGAAAATGCGGTTGCCATGTCTAACTCCTAAAGTCAAAAGTAAAATTTACTTGACCCGTCCTTCTGCATAGGCCGCCATAATTTCATCGGACAGCGCATCGTATCTAGCCGGGTCGGTCATTTTCAGCCGAATTAGGTCAGCCCTGCGATAGACACGTTTTGAACTCTCTCCGGTACCCCCTACATCTACCTGCGCGGCTTTCAAGGTCTGCTGGCGGGCTTCCTTACCGGATTGATCCGCCTGCTTTTGCTTGATACCGCGTATCTGCTTGTAGGTTGTCAGCAATTCATTGGCCGCATCGAAATCAAACCCGGCATCCGCCCGTGCGTAGAGCTCCAGACGAACCTGAGACGACTTAATCCATGTCTCAAAGTCCTTATCTGCCCCGATCTCCATGAAATCTGGGTGCTCTTGCGCCAAGCGCTGCTGAGTTTGCATCCGTTTGAACTCAATACCTGCCTGTTTGGCAGCAAGTACGTCAGGATGTGTCTCAACGGTCTTTTGAATCGCCTTTTGAGGGTCTTCAAAAAAGTCTACTTCAGGCTCTGCCTTCTCAACAGGTTGAGGTTTTGACGAGAGATTCTGCTTGATGAGCTCATCGGCCAGTTTCCGCACTTCCCCGACTTCTTGCGCCTGGCGCCCAATGACCTTTTCGGCCTCCTGGTGCATCTTGACAATGTCCTCGATCGACTTTCCGCGATAGCGGTCTGGCAATTCTGGGACTTGGGGCGCTGCTAGTTCAGGTAGTTTCGCTTCTTCTGCCTCCAACTCACTAGGCATCTCTGGTTCTTTATCAATCAACATGTCGAAGTTCCTTTTCCTGCCATCTTTTGGTTCTCAGGATTAAACATGAACAGGGCATTTCTGCTTATCTGTTCGCCTTCTGCTCGGATTTTAGCTTGTCTCGGTGGCTTTTATCAAACTTTGCGTGAGCTGTTGGAAACGCTCCCGACCACCCTTCCAATTTAAACGCCGGTGCAGATATGGTGCGGCTGGCCGTCTTGCCGCAATTGCAACGAACTACTTTGTCTTCATATTCGACAAATCGTTCGATGCGCTCTCCACTTTCGCAGAGAAATTCAAAGATCTTTCTCATTGAGTCCCTCGTATGCCTCTTCGCTGACCTGTTTCAGGGTTTTCAGCCAATTTAGGAT